ATTCAATGTTTTAAAATATCTATTTGGTTCAGTGACGACAAAAATACATAAATCATAATCATTATAGTTAGATAGAAATTTTTGATAACTATAAAATATACTGGTGCCTATTTTTGCAAAGTTATCGATAGATCCGTTTAATTTATTGGCTAGGGTGTTACACCATAGGAAATCAAAGCCTTTATGTTCAGGTTGAATTGGTGCAACAAAGCTATCACCGTATACCGCTATCTTCATAGCTTGCATGCCTCACAATCTTCTTCATCCATATCATTAAAACCGCTAGGCAAATCTAATACAGTCTCGTCTTGGCTCTTACTACCTGCTTTATTAATCAAACTATAATAGAATGTCTTTAGTCCCCAATAGTGTGCTTGCATCAAGTTCTTAGCAATCAATGTAGTTGGGACTTTTCTATCAGGGAAATGTGCAGGATTATAAAACGTATTAGTACTTATGCTTTGGTCAACATAGGCTGCAATGACTGCCGCTGTCTTTAAGTATCCGTCACAATCTTTCTGTTCCCACATCATCTGATATTTGTTTTTAAGTTTGTGATATTCAGGAACAACTTGAACAAAACTTCCTGCTTTACTTTCTTTTACAGAGATTAAACTCATTGGCATTTCAATACCATTGGTACTATTAATTACTACACTACTTGATTCTACAGGAGCGACTGCCATTTGTGTAGCATTACGGACACCATAACTACGCATCATAGCACGTAATCCTTCCCAGTTAAGTTCTGGATCAAAGTTTGTTAATTCGTTAACGCCCTTAGCACGTAGTTCCCAAGGGAATATACCTTGCCCATAACGTGTTTTATCGCTATGTTCGCAACGACCACGTTCTTGTGCTAGTTCTACACTTGCTTCAGTTAAGTAGAAGGATAAGTGTTCCATCCACGTCTTGACTTCAGCTAGGGAGTCTTTTTCTCCGTACTTGAGATTTCGCTTGGCGTGCCAGTAGGCAAGATTAGTAATTCCAATTCCAAGAGGTCTGATTTCATCGTTTGATAATTTAGATTGAATGGATAGAAAGTCTTGATAGTCAAGAATGTTATTGAGGCTACGATGCAATATGCGACAAGCACGGCGCATGTCTTCTGGGTTACGGAACGCACCCCAGTTGATACTACCTAAGGTACATAAGGCTATCCTTCCGGTATCATCGTCTAATCTTTTAAAGCTTTTTGTCGGAAGTAGGATCTCACAACAAAGGTTACTCTGGTAAATTGTATGGTACTCTGGATCGAACGGGCCTTGATTCATCACGTTGTCAACGAACACAAGATATATACGTCCTGTATCTGTTCGTTCTTTAAGAATGCCTGACTTGAATACTTCTTCAGCACTCATTGACTTCTTACGTAAACTTGATTGCTTTTCGTATTTTACATATAGTTCTTCAAATAATTCTGTATTACTATAGAATGCTTCATATAAGTCAGGCACTTCATTTGGATCAAAGAAAGTTATTTGTTCTTTGTTTTTAAATCGTCTCCAGAAGAAAGCACTAAGCACAACCCCATAATCCATATGACGGACTCGGGTTTCTTCTGTTCCTTGGTTGTTCTTAAGTACAATAAGATCATCAAACTGATGATGCCAAATAGGATAAAAAACAGTAGCACTTGCATTACGAATACCTCCTTGACTGCAACTACGTAAATCGCCAAACCATTTCTTTAAGAACGGTATCATACCTGTGTGCATAATCTCGCCACCTCTGATGGGACTACCTAATGGACGTAATCGTCCAATTTCTAAACCAATGCCTGCACGTTTGCTGGCATACTTGGCCATCATTTCTCCCGAGGCAAAGATCGAATCCAAGTCATCATCACTGCGGATAAGAACACAACTGCTGAACTGTTTAGTAGGAGTCCCAAGGCCAGCAAGCACAGGGGTTGCAAGAGTAAAGAGACCGTCCGAAGCCGCATTATAATATTCTTTGATATAACGCATACGGGCGTTATTAGGTTCTTCACTATGAAAAACAGTTGCGGCTGCAACCATGTATCTAATTTGTGGAGTTTCATAAATTTCTTTCGTACTTCTATTCTTTACTAAGTATTTTTCAATGAGTTGTTCAATGGCGGCATAAGAGTATTGTTCGTCCTTAGAATGATCCAACATATCATTCATCTTGTTCCAATCTTCTTGTGTATACCAAGACAATAGTTCATCTGTGTAAAGACCAGTGGCTACATTCTTTTTAATAATATCGTATAGGTGAGGTACGTCATATCTACCATATACATCTTTACGCAACATAGATACACGTTGTTTACCTGCCACATATTGATAGTTAGTATGCCCAACATCTGGGTTCTGTTCTACGTCAATTAAATCTACAATCGCACGTAATGTTATTTCATCAATTTCTTGTGTAGTAATGCCATCATAAAAATGTAGTTGTGATTTAATTTCTATCATTGAGGGACTAACATCTGCTATCCCTTTACATACTTTTGCTACCTGTGCTTGCCATTTTTCTAATGTGAGTGGTTCTTTATTCCCAGAGCGTTTGGTGACGTTTATCTTCATGTTCTACCTATTTTTGTAATTATTGTTTGTAAATCTAACTTTTGTACTACTTTAAAATCTTTTAGTGTATTACTTATGACCGTATTAGGCCAGTAATTCATTATATATTTTGCGTTATCAACTAGGACTAATACTACATCTTCTGCTGTTTCATTTCTAGCTAATACTAATTCTATATCATTTATTCCTATAAGATGTAGAGTATAACATATTCCTAAAGCTCTTGCAACCTCACAATAGATATTTTCGGACAAAAGTTCCCAAGGATCGGGCCAGTTATCTATGTCGTGTGGGTGAAGATGATGGGTAACCAATGGTGCATCTTGCCACCATTCGTCTATGGTTATACATTGTTGTTCTATGGGTAAACTAGTTACGGATTTCCGTAATTGAAACCAAGCTTGAAGCCTTGCTTCATACGTTGATTGAAAGATATTCATACATCACTACTTATCATTTCTAAGTAGTGTGTATGAATTTGATATTGTTAAGCGTAAGTTGCTTGGAATCTTGAACCAGCACTCAATGCAAAGTTACCAGTTACAGTACCGGCTGTTGTATTAGCACCAGTAGTGAATGTGTTACCTAAATGTGTTGCACCTGTTCCACCTAGCTGACCAGTAGAAACTAAGTTACCACCAGTTACGTTACCAGATGCACTCAATGTAGTGTATATACCTGAACCTGCACCAATGTTACCAACGTTAGCATTACCAGAAACACTTAGACTTGCTAGTGTACCAACTGCTGTGATATTAGTCTGTGATCCGGTAGTTAATGTACCAACTAAGTTAGTAGCACCAATGTTACCAACGTTAGCATTACCACTAACGCTCAATGAACTTAATGTACCTAAGCTAGTAATATTACCTTGTGCTCCGGTATAAACAGTACCTGCTACTAATGCGTTACCTACTTGTCCACTTACATTAGCACCTGCTACTGCATTAGCTGTTGTTGCAAATGCAACTGCTCCTGTTACGTTTGCACCTGTAATAGAACTTAAACTAGATCCATTACCTGAAACACTTGTAAATACACCTGCGGCTGCACCAACGTTCCCTATGTTCGCATTACCACTGATACTCAATGTTGTCAATGTGCCAACACTTGTTAAACTAGAAGTAACAACTGTTGATTTCAATACTGTACCACTTAAGTTTCCAGCGTTAGCTGTAATTGCTACGTTTGCGGCAGCACTTAATTGACCTTGACTATTAACAGTAAATGTAGCGTTATAATCACCATTACCATATGCACCTGCAACTACTGTAGTATTAGCAATACTGAATACACTACCGTTTAATGCTAATCCTGTACCTGCAGTGTATGTACCAGCACCTGAGAACTGTACCCAAACAACTGGACTTGTGCCAACTGTAGTAACTGCATCAGGCATTACCCAACCAGTGTTATCATATACTGTACCTGCAGTAACGAATGTAAAGTCGCCTCCAGCCATTTCAGTTGGTGTATCAAAGTCATCGGCACGTGTTAACACTGTACTGCTTGTTCTTACATAGATACCGTTATTTGCGGCAGTTGCTTCGTCCTTAACAAGAATACGCATACCGTTTGACAATGTAACACCATCAATAGTTGTGAATGATCCTGTTGTTGTTAATGTTGCACCAACACCACTTGTACCGTTGTTATATGTAACAGTACCGCCTGAAATACTTGCTAATGTAGTTGTTGTGGCTGCATTACAACTATCGTGTGTATGTAGACCTTGTGCAACGTCATCAACATATTGTTTAGTTGCCGCATCAGTAGAGTTAACTGGAGTTGCAACATTAGAAATTATAAAGTTACCAACGTTAACTGTACCAGTTCCTGTAGGAGTTAAGTTGATGTTTTGGTTAGAGCCAGTTGCTGTAATTGAGACACTTTGTGTTCTACCAACAATCAAATCTGTTACTACGTTTGCGGCTGAAACAATATTGCCTGTAGCACTTAATGTGCCACCAGTTGAAAGATTACCGGCAGTTGCAGTACCAGTTACTGCTAATGAAGTGAGAGTACCAGTACTTGTAATGTTTGGCTGTGCCGCTGTTGTTAGTGTACCAGTGAATAGATTAGCAGATATTACGTTAGCACCAGAAATGTTGCCACCTGTGCCGCTTGATACGATATTACCTACAGTTAAATTGCCTGACACAGAAACAGTTGTAAATATACCTGTTGCCGCTCCAATATTACCAACGTTTGCGTTACCTGATGCAGTTATTACATTTGCTACTAAAAGATTTGTAATGTTTGCTATATTAGATTTTATTTCACCTGTTGTTGCCAACACATTCCCGGTAGCATTTATATTGACAGCAGAAACATTACCAGTTGTACCAATGTTACCGGCAGAAACATTACCAGTAGCATTAATGTTACCGGTTGCATCTACACTTCCACTGGTAAATAAGTTAGCACCAGTTACGTTACCAGTTGCACTTAATGTGCCATTAATATTTGCACCAGTGCCCGTAACTACTAATATGTTTGCATTACCGTTGGAACTAACTGTTACATTGGCATTATTAAATGTTCTTACGTTTGCTGTACCATTTTGAATAGTGGTAGCATCAATACCTGTTAATTGACTACCATTACCAATAAAGAATGCACCAGTAACATTACCGGTTGCGGAAACAAAGCCACCAGTGAATAAGTTAGCGCCAGTTACATTACCAACTACACTAACAGTTGTGCCTGCAATGTTTGTTGCAGTTAAAGTATTTGTTCCAGAATCAAATGTAAATGCAGAAGATGCACCAAAATTATCATTGTTATTATATTGAACTTGTGTGTTAGTACCGCCCGGTTGTTGCATATCCCATGCAGTACCGTTAGCATATAATAGATTATCTGTTAAAATGTTGCCGGCAGCTACATTACCAGTAACACTTAAGCTTGTTAATGTACCAACACTTGTAATGTTAGGTTGAGCCGCTGTTGTTACAGTACCAGCTGTTGTTGCCGCACCACTCAGAGCACCAGTGAATGTTGTAGCACCTACGTTACCAGCAGAGATATTACCCGTTATAGATAATGCTCCAGTCGTTTTGTCAAAAGTAAAACCAGTGTTACCGCCTAATGAACCAGCGTCATTAAATTGAATTTGTGTATTAGAGCCACCTGGGGTCGCACTATCAGTATCCCAATATACATGGCCGTTAGCTCCGTATGATTTGAGTACTTGACCATTAGAGCCATCAGCAATAAAAATATTTCCTACGGGACCTAAATCGACATTGCCAATCGCAACGAAAGAACCGTTAAATGAGCCGTATCCTCCGTTACTATTCAGAACGTTAAAGTTTCCGTTTGTATCAACAAATAGTGTTGACTTGCCGGCTGGTGGGTTGGGTACATTTGCACTTGCTCTTTGTAGTAAAATCAGCATAATTTTTTCCTATTATAATATATTTATCTCTTTATCATTTAATACTGTATTTTTACAATATTACGGGCTATAATTCAATATTGGGTATGCACTTAATATCCAACCACGTGGAGTATTATAGTACACCAATGTTACCGCAGAATCATTGACTCCCAGTACATACGCATTAGCGTCACCCAATATATTAGATCCGTTTCCACTAATTGATATTGGGCTTAGATACGCATTACCAGTGCCATCAATGATTGTTACTTGATCGCCAAAACCAACATTAGCAGATGATGGTAATACCACTGTTCTGGATACTGTTGTATCTACAATATATGATTTACCAACTTCCATCTGAACATTATTAGAGGTAACTGATTCAAACAAGGCTGCAGGATCTGCTGTGCCTACTTCTATCAATTCACCATCAATTGTAAAATCACCATCAATTGTGATTGTGTTTGCAAATAAACCTTGAAAGTTATCATTAACTATGTATGAGTCACCAGTTGGTATTAGATAGGGCATTGGCGCCGCACTATTGCTTGTTGCGGACGGTACTGCAAATGATAACACTCCGTTACCATCAGTCTGTAAGAATTGCCCGTTTGCACCACCAGTAATAACAATATTTGCTACATTACCTAGATTTGCATCGAGACTTACTGTGATGGCATCAGTGGTAATATTGCCAGCAGAATCAATGATAACAATGTTAGCATTTGATCCTACTGCGAATCCACCTAGCGAACTTAAGGGTTTTTGTGCCATTTTTATTCTTTACTAGTTATTAAATTGTTCTGAACTGTGTTGTCCAAACAGTACTATTAGTACTTGATGGGGTTACTTGCAATTCAATGTTACTGCCACTCAATGCAACACTTAGTATTCCGGTTGATACGCCATTAACTAAAACAGTTCCAAATATTGCATAATCTGCAACAGTTGTTCCATCTGTAACCGCTTGTACAGTTGCAATAGAGTATTTACCACCTGTTGAATCTACACCTTTAACTAAGAACTCTACACCAGTTATACCAGAAACTGCAACACTTGCAATTACTTGGTCTGCTGTAATTGAAGTTGTTGTTGCTGTTCCCCACTGAATGTTAGTATTACCCAATGTTACAAAAGTAGAGATGTTTGCAGTATTAGACTGAACTACACCAGCAGTTATTAAGTTAGCGCCGGTTGTGTTACCTGATACTGATAAGTATCCATTGATATTTGCACCAGTTCCAGTGAATGTAACAACGTTAGCATTACCGGCTACTGAGAATTCAATGTTACCGTTAGCATTTGGAATACTTACATTACTATTACCATTACTGATACTTGATGTACTGATTGAAACGAATGACAATCCACCTGCACCATTTGTAGTTATAACTTGACCATTAGAACCACCAGTAATTGTAACATTACCAATTGGGCCTAAGTTACTTGTGCCAACCATTGACAATGTGCCAATGTTTGCAGTACCAGTTGTTGTTATATTGCCAGCAGTTAAGTTACCTGTAACATTTGCAAATGCACCAATGTTTGCGTTACCAACAGCTAATAAATCTACAACTACATCGTATGTAAATGTTGATGCGTCAACCAGTTGTCCACCTGTATTAGAGAAGGTAACACGACCATTTGACAAGTTGTTAGAACTTAAGTTTGCTGCCACTAAGTTAGCAGTGAAGTTACCCTCACCAGTTGCCAATCTGTTCCAGAATGAATCGAATGTTAAGTTAGCACTGTCAACTAATAGACCATTTGTATCAGCGAACGTTACTCGTCCGGCAGTCAATGATGTTACTGTAACGTTTGGAGAGTTAACCAATGTTCCAGCATTTATGTTTGCTCCAACGTTAGCGTTACCAACAGTTAATAAATCACCTATTGCGGCGTATGTAAACTGTGAATTACCTGCTAACAAGCCATTTGCACCAGCGTATGTAACATGTGTTGCTGTTAATGCGTTTGATGTTAGATTTGCCGCAATAACATTACCAGTTAAATTAGCATTAACAGTTGATAGTGTATCAGATGCAGTTACAAATGTAAGATTTGCACTGTCTGTTAATAAACCACCTGTACCAGCAAATGTAACACGTGTTGATGTTAATCCATTTGATGTTAAGTTACCTGCAATTAAACCAGTTGTTATGTTTGCCGTGTTTGAACTAAATTCAAAGTTAGCAGTAATATTATTAGCAGTAAAGTTACCTGATAGTGAAGAATTTCCATTAACTGTTAAGTTACCAACTGCTAAGTTACCACTAACGTTTCCTGCATTAGCAGTAAACTCATTAGTAACGCTTAAGTTGTTAGTAGTACTATTACCTATTACAGATAATGAACCTACGTTTGCTAGGTTTGTAACTAATAATGTGTTAGAGAAAACTTCACCATTAGCATTAACATTAGCGGCTAATACATTACCTGTTAAATCAATACTTGTACCTGTTGCCGCACCAATGTTTGGTGTTGTAAACTGTGCATTAGCTTTAACGACAATGTTACCACTACTGATTTCAGTAGTGATACCATCAACGTTTGCTGTGAATAATGTGCCATTTAATGCGATACCGTTTGCCGCTTGATATTGACCACCACCTGAGAACTGTGTCCATACTACAGGAGTTGTTCCAACTACTGTAATAGGTGCTGTTTGTACCCAACCTGTATCAGCCAATGTTGCACCAGTACTAATGAAAGTAAATGATCCATCAAATTCTGCCGCTACGTTCATATCTAATGAACGAGTTAATACGAATGCTGTGCTTCCGTCACCTGCAGTTGTTAATGTGTATATACCATTATAAGGTGCATTGCCGGCTGTTTCATTCTTAACAAGAACACGTGTTCCCAAAGTTGATATTGTTTCACCGTCAAGAACTAATGCACCGTTTGCACTTGCAGTAATAGTTGCGCCGACGCCGGCTGTACCGTTATTATAAGTATATGCTGGTAATGCTGCCGTAGTACCTACATATACTGAAGCCTTGATGTTTAATCCTTGTGCTACAGCATCAACGTATTCTTTTGTTGCCGCATCAAAGTCACCTGTTGGTGTTGCAAGACTTGTAATTCTTACGTTGCCTACATCAACTGTACCATTACCAAAAGCGTGTAAGTTGATATTTGTATTACCAGCTTGTTCTGAATAAATGTCTAACGCACCAGAGTTAGATGTTAGTGTTGTAGAGTACAATGCACCTGCATTAACATTACCATTAGCATCAATATAACCTGTTACGTTTGCGCCAAGCTCAGATACAACGATAATATTAGCAAAACCATTTGCACTGAACGCAATATTAGCATTTGAGAATATTTGTATATTTGATGTACCGTTTGCTAATATACCATATAAGTAATTAGCATTAACAATATTTGCACTTACGTTACCAGACGCAGTAAAGTGATTAGCTTCTACCAAGTTACCCAAGTTAGCATTTAGTGCTGTTAAGTTACTACTGAAGTTACCATAACCTGTAATGTTAGCACCAGTTGGTGTTAATACTAATGTAGTGTTACCACCTGCAGTTAAATCAATGTTACCATTATTTGCAACAGTTACATTAGATGTTCCGTTAACCAACACACCAGTGAAGTAATTAGCTGTAACCAAGTTACCTAAATTAGCATTGCCAGCTGAAATATTACCTGACACACTGAATGAATTAGCATTTAGTGTAGAGATATTTGCAATGTTTGCAATCAATGTATCTGTTACATTGGCGTTTGCTGTTGTCAACAATGCTGTTATGTTAGCAGTGTTTGCTGTTAATAATGTAACAATGTTTGCAGTATTTGCTGTTAAAACATCAGAGATGTTAGCATTAGCAACTAATAAGTTACCAGAAATATTAGCAAAGTTGGCTGTTATTAAGTTACCTAAATTAGCATTACCAGATGTGATAGTGCCGTTAATATTTGCTACGTTTGCAAGAATTGTTCCTAAAACGTTAGCGTTGTTAGATTGTAAGTTACTAGTAACTTCTAAGAAATTAACAATTGCATAGTTACCTAAGTTAGCATTACCTGTAATCAAGTTTGCACTAACGTTAGCGTATTGTGTTTCTAAGAACTGGGTGATGTTTGCATTACCTGCATACAAGTTACCAGTTATGTTTGCTGAGTTTGCATTAATATTACCAGAAATATTTGCAGTATTTGCGGCTAATATTCCAAAGTTTGCATAGTTTGCTGTTACTAAGTTACCTAAATTAGCATTTAGTGTAATGATATTACCAGAAAAGTTTGCTGTATTACCAGAAATTTCTAAATTAACAGCTAGGTTATTCGTTGTAACATTGCTTGATACACTGATAAAGTTAGCAGTTCCTAAATTACCTAAATTAGCATTTAGTGCAGAAACGTTACCACTGAAGTTACCAACGTTACCGTTTAAGTCACCACTGATATTTGCAGTGCCAGTTACATTTAATGTTTGTGTAGCATAATCAAACGTGAAGTTTGCACTTGCGCCAAAGTTATTGCTACCATCATTGTATTGAATTTGCGTATTTGAACCGGCAGCTTCTTGTAGATCCCAAGGATTACCGTTAGCATATAATAAATTGTCTGTACGAACATTACCGGCTTGCATCGTATCTGTAACATTAACGTTACTTGATACGTTTACAAAGTTAGCCGTTGCTAAATTGCCTAAGTTAGCATTTAATGAAGTGATGTTACCATTAACATCTAAGTATCCAACTACGTTTGCGCCATTTGTTGTGACTACTAGAACTGTGTTTCCATCGGCTGTAACATTAACGTTACCATTTGCTACAGGGATACTTAAATTACTTGTACCGTTACTTACGCCTGATGTGTCGATACCGGATAATTGACTACCATTACCAAAAAGATAGCTTGCGGTAATGTTACCACTAACAACTACTTGACCAGAACCGTTTGGATTAAGGTATACATTTGCATTAGCGTCGGTACCTGCAATATTAGAACCAGTGATTTGAAGGTTTCCAATGTCAGTACCGCTTGGTAAATTTGTTACACCAGTTAAACCAATGTATCTGTAACCAACGATATAAAGAACTTTACCAGCAGTCAATGCCGCAGGGATAGTTTCGCCGATGAAGTTTAATACACCAGATTCATAATTGTAATAATATTGACCAGTGCCACCTGAACCGTCAGCAAAGATTTGTGTACCTGTGCTTGTTGGATTAGCAACACCGCTATTATCAACCCAAACTTGAACTACATATGTTGCGCCAAATTCTTGTGGTATCCAGTTAGTTAATTGTGTTTCCCAAGTTGGGTAAATACCACCAATCGGAACTGTTGTATTATCTGCAATACATTCTACTGCATTTGCTCCAACATATGCTTGAACGACATTAGCTACTGCGGCTGCTGGATTGGGGATTGCATCTGCTTGTGTCCAGGCAGTGTCGCCACGATTTAATGCGGGGCTAGGGATTGATTCGTTACTAGGACTTTTATTTTGTGCAGTGTCAGTTTTAGTGACACCAAACGCTTGTTTGTATAGTAAGTCAACGATTTGTGCTTGTGATACGGCCATGATTAGTTACTCGCAGTTTGTAATGATAATGCAGTCACCGATTGACCGCTTGTTAATGCTATTCTTATATAGATTTCGTTATCTGGTGTACTTGAACTACTTACAGTACCAAAAGTAGCAGTTACCGATTTATTTGTTTGTGCAGAATTTAATGGGGCAACTCCTCCTAATGCACATCCGTCAGATCCGTTACCACCTGAACCAATGTTTTGACCAGGGGCACCTGAACCTGCATATGCAACACTCATATCTATCCAGCCGTTAGCGCCGGATGTTGAGTCAATGATACTTCCAGGTAATGCTACCCACATACCAGCTACTGTGCCAGTCCATTTAACGTCAAATTTAGAAACTGATGTTCTAACTACTTTAAATGTAAAGTATTGCGTGCTACTACGTCCTGAACTTAAGTTAGGGCCAACTGGTAAATAACCAGTTGAGTAATTAGTCTGATCGTGTTTCAATATGTTTGCAACTACTGTTGCATCATATACTTCTAATGTACTTGATTGACTGTTAAAGTTTGCTTCACTACCAGTGAATGTTGGGGTGTTACCTGATCCTGGATTTACAATTCTAACTGCTAATCCACTACCACTACCAATTGTTGAACCAATGAATACGTTTGCTTCTTCAATACGTGTTGCACTACTTGTTGTACCTGTTTTGTACAACACATTTGCTCCAGGACTAAATGCTTGTGTTCCAGTAGCATAACTGTTAAGTGCGCTTAATGATGGACCACTTGAACTTGCGCCAAATCCAGAAATAATTGTTGAGTTAGTATTTGCTGTTAAGCTACCAGACGAAACATATAAATTCTGTGCTAGAGGAGTGCCAACGCCTGCTGTTGTATATGTAAGACTTGTTGGGGTACCAAATGCACCGCCTGCAGTTCCAGTAATAAATGTATCACTTGTTGGATACATATTACCTGACAAACGATTTACGTTAAATGCTAAATTAAATGCATTTGTGTTATCATAGTGAGGGACTGTACTTGAATATACATAGCTTGGAGTTACTGGTGCATTAATGCTTGTTGAGCTAAACTGCGGTGTACCTGGAGCACTTGAGTCATAGAACCAGAAAGGAATGTTAGTATCTGTTGCGGCACTATCTCCAATATAAACTTCATTCCAACCTTGAGTTACTGTACCGCTTGCTCTTGCAGAGAATACGCTCCAGAAGCCGGGTTGAATATTTGCATTAGCAACATTGTAATCATAGTTATTAAATATAACCAAATTACTATAAGTTCCATTACCGTCAAGATTTGCGGTCAATGTTCTTGATCCAGCAAGTGTACCATTTAGGTATGTAGCAATTGTTCCGCTATCTCCAGGGCCTACTGTACTGATATTTGATGTTGTATAACCACTTGCTCTTAGTACGCTTGAAACCGTTGTTCCGCCAGCTACACCTTTGTTTGCACCTGATGTATTATCAGTTTGTGTATAGTTAGCCATACGATATGTTGACAAATCAGTAATACTTAATGTCTGTCCACCTGGGAAGTTTGTCGGTGATGCAGGAACTAATTTGCCTAAAACATTATTCAATAATGCAATAGCATTTGATACCGATGAACTGTTTGTTAGTGTTACTGCGTTACTTACTAAATTGCCTTGAGTTGGATCACCCATTTCAATAGCTGTTGCGCCACCTGATGTATTTGCAATAATAACCACGCCAGTACCATTTGGCTCTAATACTAAATTAGCATTACTTGCTGTTGCAATAACACCGTCTTCAATTGTAGCATTACCCGTAGTAATAAGATTTCCACCAACTGTTGCACCATTGTTAGCGATAACAAATACATTTGCTTGACCAGCTACACCAAATAGAATATTACCATCGACTACAGGGATACTGATGTTTGAAGTACCATTACTAATACCAGATGTGTTTAAGCCTGTTAATTGACTACCGTTACCGATAAAGAAGTTACCAGTAACATTACCAGTTGCACTAACTTCACCTACAGTAGTAATATTTCCACCAGAAACATTACTTGTAGCAGATACAATACCACCTGTGAATAAGTTAGCACCAGTTATATTGCCGGATGCAGTAATTATTCCTGTACCAATATTTCCAATATTTGCATTACTTGATATATTTGCAAAGTTAACTGTTAGTAAGTTACCAGCATCAACATTACCTGCAACTAAATTACCAGTTAAGTTACCAGTGGTACCGTAAAAACCAGTAGCACCAATATTGCCAACGTTGGCATTACCTGATACACTTAAATTTCCTGTGACATTTGCACCCGTACCACTTACAACCAGTACATTTGCGTTACCGGTTGACGATATTTCTATGGCACCGTTCGCTACAATAATTATATTAGAGTTACCACTTATGTAGTTACCAGTAAAGTTATTTGAAGTAGTAAGATTCCCTAAATTAGCATTTAGGGCAGTAAGATTACCGGAAAAATTAGCAGTATTACCTGTAACATTGCCGGTATTACTGATGATGACGGTTGGGGTTTCGCCTACTGAGAAACCGCTTACCGAATTAAATGGTTGTAGTGCCATGTTATTATCCTTGTTATCTTATATTTATCATTTGGGTCAAATATCATACGATTGAATTGATATTTTGTGTACGATATTATTGTTCGTTGTCGGTGTGACATACAGAACAAATTGTGGTGTGACAGAAATATTACCCGGCAAATAAGCCATCGAATAGTACCCTGTAGCACCGTTAACAGCTAATGTGCTGTATTCATTGTATTGGTAAGCCTCTCCTAAAAAGATTGAAGATATTTTACTTACCTGTCGTGTGTTTGCTGTTGTATCAGTTGCAATGATTGTAAAATCTGCACCTGCTATTGTATCTGCTTCAATAGCATACAACTCTTGTGTTGCGTTACTACTTGTTATTGCAAAGAATACATTAGAACGAGAGAAAGCATAAATTCCTGATCCCAATGTTAATGCGTTTGCAATAAGATTACCAGCGACCTGAACATTGTTGGTGTTTTCATTAAATGTGAAGAAAGAACTACCATTGAACACACCCTGATCATTGTATTGTATTTGTGTATTAGAACCGCCTGGTGTACCATTGCCTCCTCCGCCACCTGCTGTCCAACTTAAATTACCTGCACCATCGGTTGATAACACATAACCATTTGTTCCACCCTGAATATGTAAATTAGATACTGAACCTAAATTTATATTTGGAGACATTGTTGCATTAATATTACTTGTTGCTGTCAATACACCATTAATATTTGTAGTATATAAATTTGCAGTAGTATTAACTGTCAATGTGTTTGCTATTGAAACAGTGGTTGTGTTAATAGTAGGTACCGCTAATACATAACTGAATGGATTAAACGTGAGGTTTGCGCTTGCGCCAAATACACCATTATCATTAAATTGAATCTCAGTTGTATTACCACCTGGAGTGCCGTTGCCACCACCTCCACCTGCACTCCAACTTAAATTTCCTGCACCGTCAGTGCGTAAGAAATATCCGGCAACACCACCACTGATATGTAAATTAGCTACAGTACCTAATGTAACATTTGGTGCAGCCGTAAAGTTTACGTTACCAAGAGAAGTAATAGTACCTGTATTAGTTACAGTAACTATACCTGATAAATTAGTAGATCCGGTTATGTTTGCGTTTAGTGCATTAAAGTATTGGTTCGCAGTAACGTTGGCACCAATAATATTGGCTGTTGCTGTAACATTACCTGAAGTATCTACGTTAAGCAGTGTGCCAACACTTGTGATATTTGGCTGACTACTTACAGTAACATTACCGGCATAGTTAGCAAAATTAGCTAATGGGCTGTAGTTTGCATTGCCTACACCAGTTAAGAATGCGCCATTACCAAAATAGAAGTTGGCTGTAGCAATATTTCCTAAGTTAGCATTACCTGATGTGATATTACCAGCAACACTTAAATTAGATAGTGTGCCAACCGAAGTAATGTTTGGTTGAGCATTTGTTGTAACTGTCCCTGCTGTATTAGCATTACCATAAAATCTACCAGTAAAGAAGTTTGCAACAGCACTGTTTCCTAAATTAGCATTACCTGCTGTAACATTGCCTGCAACACTTAAGCTAACTAATGTACCAACACTTGTGATATTTGGTTGACTACTTACAGTAACATTACCGGCATAGTTTGCAAAGTTTGCTGATGATGCTGATACACCAGTTAACTGACTACCATTACCAATAAAGTAATTTGCTGTAACATTACCATTAGCATTTACACTAGCAATAGTAATGTTACCAGAACCAATAAAATTATTAGATACAATATTACCGGATACAGATAAAATATTGTTTATACTGTCATAGGTAAATCCAGCGTCACCACCAAAGTTGCCAGCGTTGTTATATTGAACCTGTGTATTAGAACCACCCGGTATTCCGTTACCGCCACCGCCATTGCCACCTGGTGCCCAAGTTAATCTGCCTTCACCATCTGTTTGTAAAAAGTATCCGTTCTCACCACCAGTAATAATAATATTACCAGTTGGGCCTAAATTTGTTATACCGGTGACAGTTAAACCGTTTAGGGTGGCTATGCCGTTATCATCTATAACTACTATTGGTGGTATGCCTACTGATAATCCACCAACTAAACCAAAAGGTTCAAATGCCATTGTTCATCCTAAATTTATGTGATATATTATTTATCAATAAATCTGAATGAATACCATAGAAAAAAAACACCCAGGTGTGCTTTTTATTAAATAGTTGATGCTTATAAGACAGCCAAACAGACCACTATGTAAACATTGTAATGTATCATTGGCAAAGCCAAATGGTGTGAGCAAGCACGGCTTTACTAAGTGGCACAAGTATTGTGTTGATTGTGCTAAGGGTGCATATAATAGTAAGTTTGGTTACTTACTACACAAGAAAGATAAGTGTGAGAAGTGTGGCTTTGTACCAGAAGATAAATGCCAACTAGATATTATCTATAAAGATGATAACAAGAAGAATAAAGATAAACGCAATCTAAAAACATTGTGTGCCAACTGTAATAGATTACATCAGAAAAAACTAAAAGAAAAACGCAAGAGTATTTTGGATATTACAAGCGACACAGACTATACTCTTTAATAGCTTTTTTCCTCAACAATCGTGCTACCTACAAGTTCATTGATTTGTTTTTTAAGACTGGCACGCAGATCGTTTTTAAGATAAACTTGTCGGGCAGATTCAATGAAGTTGTCATCAAAACTTTGATTCTTTTCACATTCACGTTTATAGTTCTCAATGTGCCATAACTCTAAGTTGACCCCATAAAGTTTAGATTGTAGTGAATCAACATCTATATTAAGACTGTCTTTTAGTTCTTCTAATGATTGAAGCTCTTTTTCAATGTTGAATAGCTTATCTGCATCCTTGATAAGATTTGATTTTATTTTCAGTATGGTAATTTTGTCAATCAGTTCACCTACTGATATTGGAGCAAGTACAATCATACGTTTATATAGTACGTATTTTAGCTAGTCTAAAAAATTTAAAGATTGATAACCACATATAGCCCATATCAAACTCAAACCATTTTCTACTTAACTTAGGGTTTGCAGGTTCTAAATGATGATTGTTATGTAGTTCTTCACCACCAATAATAATACCCCAAGGACTGATATTACGACTATGGTCTTTAGTCTCTCCATTGCGATAGCCTATCCAATGTCCTATACCGTTGATTACACCGGCTGCCCAGAATGGAATCCATATCATTTGTATAGCCCAGACTAGCAGTCCCCAATAAGAAAAACAAAGTAAATTTACAAGCAATAACAAAACAATTCCTAAACGACTATGTTTACTGTATACATTCTGTTCTATCCAATCATCAGGTGTGCCAACTCCATATTGTTTAACCATCCCAGTATCTTTACTCGCAGTATGATATAGTGATGCTCCTTTGAACAATACATTGTATATTCCAAAAACGTGAGGTGTATGTGGATCTCCCTCAACGTCACTATATCTATGATGCTTGCGATGTATTGCTACCCATTGCTTAGTAACCATACCGGTTGTCAACCACAACCAGAATCGCATAAAGTGACTGAGTATAGGATTAAATTCAATTGCTTTATGTGCTTGACCTCTATGTAAGAATAGAGTAACACATACTATAGTGATGTGTGTAACTATTAAGGTATATAATAATTCGTTCATTAGATATTTATCGCCAACAAAAAAGCACTCCTGAGAGTGCTTCTTTGTTCCTTCCTGTGACACAGACCGTAGTCTGTGTTTCCCGAACAGAGGATTCCGATTTATTGGAATGTCAAGTTTTGAACTGCGATTTCACCAACGTAATCAGCCGCATTACCGAAAGATGATGCAGTGTTAGTTAATTCGATGTAACCATAACGTGTCATAAATGATACGACTGGTTCGAATGTTGATGGATCTAGAACAACACCACTGCTCATCAATGGAATGTATGGGCAATAGAATGCTGCCGCGTCAGTTTCGCTTGAACCTTTATAACCAACCAATACTGGTGTAGTATCAGGAGCATAAGAGTCAACGAACACACGCATAGCGCCGTTCAATGTACCAACGAACTTAGTGTTAGTTGGAGCTTCGAAAGTACCTTCTGTAGTACGTGCGAAAGCAGAAGTAGTTGCAGATTGCAATACTGTCAATGCCGCGCTAGAAACAACAGCCCAGTTACCTGCGCCACGACGTGTACGTTGTGCGATCAAGTTAGCAACACGGTTGATTAGAACAGCTAAGGCAGCGTGTTCGTCACCAACGTAAGTAGCTGTACCTGATACAGTAGCTTGGTTGTATGTATACTCTGTAGATGCTAATGTACGTAATGACAATAGAATCTCTTGGTCAATCTCAGCAGTAATCTCTTGTGCAAGAGCTGCCATGATTTCTGCTTCTACGTCGATACCATGTTGGCTTTGAGCATCTTGTGCTGCCTCAAATGTCCAACGTGCTTGCAACTTACGTGACTTAGCTTCAACAGCTTGACGCAAGATTTGAACGCTGATCTGACGACCGCCGTTACCTTCAAGAGCCGCAGTGTTGTTACCTGTGTAACCTGTTGCAGTTGCATCGTTAGATGGCTGACGTGAATATGCTTGAGCAATAGTGAATGGGCTCAATGCTTCTTGACCGGCAGTAACGCTAGTTTGAGCGGCAGAGTTGTCCACTAAGTTTTGTGCATAACGTACACGTAGTGTATGGATCTGACCAACTGGGCCAGTCATTGGCTGAACACCAACCAACTCGTTAGCAATAACTGTTGGCATAACACGACGGATAACTGGTAGAATAACACGGTTTAATGTAGCGATGTTACCAGCTGTAGTTGTACCTGCTGAAGATTCAGCAAGTAGTTGTTTCTTAGTATTTTCTAAGATAACACCCATAGTTGAGCGGCGAGTGCCCTTTAAGCCTTCTAACAGAGCTTCCTTGGTCTCGTCCCAACGGCTTTCTAATAGAACTTTTGACATTTATATTTCTCCTAATCTATGTCTTTTTAATTAAAGCCCTGCCAGACGCTTGATATCTATAACGTTATCACGTTGTTCCATATCAACTTCTTGTTTGGCAGCTTTATCCCCTGTAACTTCACTAATCATCTTTGACTCTGATAAGTTAGTCTTTACAGACTTCTTAACAGCGCCAGTGTTTAGTACGGCTGGTAGATACTTATCGAAAGTAGCTTGCAGTTTACCTGTTTGCACACTCTCTAGTAAGTTCTGCATTACTGTTGCTTTTTCCTCATTTAGAGTAGAAAGTAACTCAGTCATGGTCTTCTCACGAAGGTTAGACTCTTTAATAATACGAACTTCACGTTCTTTTGATTCAACTAACTTTTTAGTGTTGTTGATTTGTGTAATGGATTCTGCTAGTTGACGATCTTTTTCTTCTAATTTTTGCATTAATTTTCTTGTCTCAGCTTTATCATTTAAATGAGTAACTGAGAATTCACCTGCAAAGCTTTCGAAAATTCTGCGACCAAAATTGTTTTCTTTTGCAACTTTGATATCTTCTTTCAACTGGCCTAATTCACCCTTTAACTGTCCTGCTACAGCAGTAGACAATTTCTTAGCAGATTCGGTCACAAAACGTGCCTTCAATGCTTCTAATTGTTTACGTCCTTCTGCAACTAACTTAACCTTAGCTTCAACAACTGCCTGCTTGTCTTGAGCGAACTCTTTGATTTCACGGGCTAAAGCGTGAACAATAAATTGCTCTAGCTTTTGTTGACTTTCTTTAGCGATAATACGGTCTGAACGTAGTTCACGGATTTCTTCGGCTAGTTTAGTAACCATAAAATCATTGAATTTTGTAGCAGATTCACGTAGTTTCATTTGTGCTTTCACACGGTCTTCGTTCATTGCTTGCTTCTCAGAGTGAAATTCTTCAATTTCTTCTGATAGGCTTTCTGTAACCATCTTGTCAAGGGCTTCTACCATTACGCTTCTGTCATGTTCATAACGTTGTGCGAATTCTTCGTGTAATTCTGCACGGACTTGCTGGCGAGCCTCATTCAATTTAGATTCCCAGGCCTCATTTAACTGAGCCCCTACATCTTCATTAATAAGTCCACTGTCAAGTAATGGCTTGATAGCATCAAACATGCTTATTCCCCTTTGTTAATTTTGAGATCCTTGATAAGGCGCATTACTTCCTCTTTCAAGTACTTCTCTACTTTCTTGTCGCCTCTTGCGTCCTTTGCAATATCCAACAATTTATGACCATGACGCATATTCATCATACCTTCATAGATTGCTTTAGGATACGCATTTGGTGCGCTAGGTTGTGCAACAATATCCACAGTGACTATTTCAAAGTCACTAACTTTGCCGTTCATGTCGTCAACGTTTCCGCTGCCACGACTTGATACGCCGAGTTTCACACCACTCTCCAACATAGTTTTAACTAATTCACCCATTGGAGTTGGTAAAATCTTTAACTTTCCGAAACCATTAGCACCGTCCATCCACATAGATGTAATCATATGTGATACACGGTCTAAGTTAATCTTTAAGTCATCTGGATGATCTACTTCACCCAATACTGAGTAGCCTTCTGTGATTTGCTCATTCAGAGTTTGTACAGCGACTTCAATCTCAGCAACGGGGTAAACACGCTCATTTGCGTTCTTTACCCCGCCCTGAATGAAGATACCTTTCATATAAAGGTTCTTCTTGTCGCCTTCACTGACAGATTCAACAACCATACCGGCTCGGTCAAATGTCAGATGCTCCTTGAGATACAAAGCCATTGCTCTCAGATTCCTTAAATACGTCTTTTAGCAGGAGCCTTACGTGACTCTGCTACTGGGCTACGAACTTTACCTGCTTCGTCTTTAGTAATCGGCTTAGGTGCAGATTCTAAATCAGCATTGTTTTGGGCTGGTGCATTCTTCCAATTATTAGCATCTTTTACAGATGATTCACCTTTAGTATATGCATTGCTTGGTCCTTTTGGTCCTGTTGGAACTGCTTCACTTGCGCCACTGAATTTTACTGGCTTGCTGTCCATTCCAGCTTGACCGCTATTGTTTAAGTTTGTGCTCTTTGTTTGAACACCATTGTCACCGTGAGTTACAGAAACTTTCTTCAATGTGATAGCTTCCATCATAGGATCTTCATCATTGTCATCTTCTAAATCTTTTGTAAAGTCTTTGCCGGCTTCTTCTGCTTCGTCATCAAACTCAGCATCACTTTCATCACCGTCAACTTCTTCATCATCACCGGCCATAATATCTTCAAACTCAGCCATTAACTGGTCTAATTTATCTTCTAGGTCAACAACACGGTCTTCTAAATCTTCTTCACCCATGCCTTCTTCATCTTCACCATCTTCAATGTCGATTACTTCATCTTCATCAGAATCAAACTCTAGGTCATCATCTTCACCTTCAGCCATACCTTGTTCTTCAACTGAAATCTCGTCTATGAATTGACCTACTTGACCGCCCATGCCTTCACCCATGTCATCATCCATCATGTCCTCATAGATTTCGCGGCTTTTCTCAACTACGATATCGTGAAATAATGCACGTGCTTGTTCTTCGTTCTCATTGATAATCAAATCAATAAGTTGTTCAAATTTTTTGTTATCCATTGTTTGTCTCCTGAATGTAAATGGCTTTGTAGAGTTATTTAGTGGGTATCAAAAAAAATAGCACAATAAGTGCTATTTTTTTACGTTTTTGTTTAAACTACTCATTAAACTGTTGGTGCACCTTCTGCTTTGGGTGCATATTGTTGATGTATCTTTTTAAGATAATTAACTTTTTCATAATTACGTACATCATTCATCTTACGTAATTTGCGAATCTGTTTTAATGTTAATTTTGTTTTACGACTTTCTCTCCACTTTGGCTTGCTGTTATCAGCACTTACGTCTTGATAACCTGCTGTAGCTGGATCAAACATTTCAAATAATTTCATACAGTTATTTATCTAAATTACATTCCTGTGCCACCTGGAGCTGGCATATTCTGTCCAGGTTGTGCTTGTCCTGGTTGTGGTACTTGACCTGCAGCCGCTAATGACGGATCCATTGGCATTTCTTCTGCGGCAGTAGCATCCTCACCTGTTTGTATATCAGTCTCAATATCACCAACTGATACACCAATTCCACGTAAATCACTACCTTCGGGCTGAATATCAAGTTCTTTGTCGTTTTCCTCACGCCACATTTTCTCATTTTTATTGATTTCTTCTTCAGTTAATCCTAAGAAGCGTTCCATAGCAAAACGTTTACTGATATAAGGATAAGCTTCAACCGCTGTAAATGAACTCATACGTGCTGTATCCAATTCACTTTGACGATAAGCCGCAAAATTTTGTGGTGGATTAAATGTTAAGTTGAACAATCCACTATCAATATTCAATCCTCTCCAACGTAAGAATAGTTTAAATTCTTCGTCAAGCTTTCTGACAAGATAATTCTGTAATCGTTCACAATATTGATTGAAACGAAACTCTTGAATCATAGCTGTACCAACACGACCATCACTCATAGGAGTAACGTTATCATCAGGACCAGTTGGTAAATAACTACTTGGAACACGCAAGCCACGTGCTAATCTATTATTGAAATAACGCAAGTCATCAATCTCACCCAAATTCTGTCCACCAGGTAATAAGTCAACACTTGAACCACGACCATCAGCAGTAACTGGGAAGAAGTAATCTTCGTTCATTGATAATGGATTGTATGTAGCATCAACCATACTTCCGCCACCGTGTGTACTTGGAATGCGTCTTTGATGAATCTCGTTCTTAATACGTTCAACGAATGCCATAGCCATATGACTTGGCATATTGCCTACGTCAATTTTAAAAACTCTACGCTCTGGTGCTCGTTGCACACGATAGATAAGAACCGCGTCTTCTAGTAATTCTTTTTGCTTATAAACTTTAAAGATGTTCTCTAAAATACTTTGACCGAAAGGCCAGAAGCGATCCAAACCTTCAGTTAAGCTTAAGTGAACAACGTGTTTAGAATCGATTGCGGCTTCATTAAAACCTAAACTGAAACGACTACCGGTTGTGTTATAGGGCATACTTGGAACAGTATATCCACCACCTCCACCAGTTCCACCACCACCTGTGCCACCTAAGCCAGTTGCAGGATTAGCGGCAAAGTCTGTATTTGTTTTCTGTGCTACAACTAAATTCTCTAAGTTAATGTTTAAGTCTTTGATAACGTATTGTTCAGGCTTCTTACCTTCACTTTCGTTAACAATAACTTTAATAACTTTGGTCATATCAACCCAGTATAACTTGAAGTTCTCTGGATCACGAACAAAAACCTGATCCCCGTACTTTAAACAATTTCTAAAGATTTTAAAGATACGTGTTTCCATTTCATTCAACTTACACCATTGTTGTAGTTGAGTTTTTAATAAATCTACTTCGTGTGGAGTAGGCTCTTCACGCCACTCTAAACTGAATGGTGTCTTATTATGTTCATTCTTTTGTGTACTGAATTCTGAAATAATATCTAAACAAGCATTAATCTCAGCGTCTACATCCATCATTTCATATTGGTTGTATCGTTCAATACGATTTGGGTGACCTGTGTAAACTTCTGGGAGTCGACTACCATAGTTTTTGTAACCAAAGTCTTGATTGCTATAGTTGGTAGCTGAATTTTGTCCAGGACCATTCCAAGCTCCAGTGACACTACCGCCACCTAATGGGCTCATCTGTCCGGATTGATTAACTCTAGTGAAGTGTTTTTTGTATGTCATAATATAGGTCTATTCAGTATTTAGTTAAGCTTTTGAATACTGTAATAATTCACTTTGTATGCTATTACTATCTGATTGTGCGTCAATTAAATCATCCATTTTAGCAACAAATTCTTTCATTAAATCAATCAATTCACTATTATCCGCCGGTGTTGCATTACTACCAAACATATCACCGGCTGGTGTATTAGCAAGCTTGTCTAATATAGAATCTTTGGTCAATCGTTTGATAAGTTCGTTACCATGCAATGTAGCAGAATAACCAGATTCTGGCCCTTGTGCAATACCTTCTAAACTAGCACTAACTTGGCTACTATCTCTTAATAAACTAACAATAGTTGGTGCTCTGTTACCAACTTGTCCATACCATTTACTTTGTTCTAAGTTTTTTGCGGCAGATTGAGTATCACCGGCTTCAAGTTGTTTCTTAAGCTTAGGCCATTTACTAATCCAACTTGGACCCATATTGAATGTTAAGTCAGTCAATGCACCTTGACCTCTACCATCTAGTTTATCAAAGCCTGGAATGTTTATAGCGGCACTTCTGTGATGGGCATAGTCTTTTTCAAACATTGCCATTATTTCGTCCTCACTAAACTCTCTATTCATTTCGGGCGGTAAGGATTTACCATCACCTATTAAGTGACCTACACCAACTGTCCATAATCCCAAAGTATCCTGATAAGGTCTATATCTCTTACCTTCGTGAGCGATAATCATTTGTTTGATTTCTTCTTCGCTCATACCTTGACTACTGACTTTAACTTTTGGTGGAGGCATACCTTTCAAATCGGCTGTGCTAGTACCAGTTGCTTTACTAGAAGCATCAACACCTCCACCATCTGTTCCACCACTGGTTAGTGTTCCATAATTATCATATAGACCTTTTCCAAATCCAATTGCGGCTCCTACACCTGCACCAAAAGCAGTTCCTACGCCTGGCACAATACTACCAATCATTGCACCGGTACCCGCATAACTAGCAGTTGTACCTGCAATATCTAGACCTGCACCAGTTTTTGCGTAACCTTGTTCTTTAGCATATTCTCCACCTTTAGTAAGAGCCATACCACCTAGTGCGGCAACACCACCTTTAACAAGACCGCCGGCTACACTTTTAAATCCACCGCCTTTAGGTGTGCCTCTACCACCGCCTTTAGGTGTGCCTCTACCACCACCTGAATCAGGCATAGTAGATGTACCTAATGTTTTACCTATTGCACCTTTTGCGGCTATTGCACCTAATGCAACTGCGGCTAATCCGGCTGCTGTTGTTAATGCTGTTACTGCTATAGTTAATGCATTAAACCCTGATATCAATGGGTTGGCTGCTAATAATGTTTTCTCTAATGCTCTATTGGCTTCAATAGTAGCAGTGGTCATTGCATTTCTAGCTTTTTGTGCAGGATCTTCTGCGGTAGTTGCACCAGTAGTACCTTCTTCAGGTTTCTTTATACCTTTAGCGGCTTCTTCTCTGGCTTTCTTTTCATCAACATCTGCTCTGGCTGCGGCCCAAGCCATTGTCTTTTCAGTTAAACCAAATACTTTACCAACTTCTTTATTATAAGCGGCAGCTGTTCCTACTTCTTCTTGTTTTCTAGCAATACCATCTTTAAGAGCTTGTGCAAATTCAGCAGATACATCTTCACCGTCTTGCATACGCTTTCTAAAGCCCTGCATATCAACGCCCATTTGAGCGAATGCGGCTGATTGTTCAGTGATTGCACCAGTAGCTAAGAACTTCTGTAAACCTGCGGTTACATCTGCGTCACCAATATCGGCAACAACGTTAAGCATTTTATTTCTAGCGTCACGTTCACCTTCAAGTTGTTTTACTCGTTCAGTATTACCTGCTAGTTCAGCTTGCTTAATCTCACGTGTAATTCTAGCATTATCTATTTGAATCTCATAAGCGGCCTGTGCTTGCTTTTGCATAGCGGCTGCTTCGTCAACTGATTTACCGGATATAGCTGATAGTTGTAATAAGTTTGATGTATATTCTAATGAAGCTTTTTGCAAGTTACCATCTTGCTTCATTCTTGCAGTAATCTGTACACCTGAAGCTTTTTGTAAAGCAACATAATCAGCTTGCTTTTCCATTAATTCTTCTTGGCCAATACCCATTCTTTGGAAAGCTTCACGCTGTTGATTTGTAACAGCAAACATACCCATCATTTTCTTCTGGCCGTCAGCAGTAGTTGCTCCTAAACCAACAATACTATCGCCTGCTCTCTTTAGAGCTTTTGGCATTAAGGCAAATTGTTCATTACTTAGACCAATCTTAATGCCCATTTCAGCAACACTTTTAGCAGTGAGTTGCCCTGCGGCACCCATCTTGTTCATCTCATCAACTGCTTTTAGTGTATTATCAGCTTGCTTAGTGGCAGCTTGAGCCGCCATAGTAACACCTTTGATTAATCCACCTATTGCTAATCCAACTAAACCAAAGTTCTTACCTAAACTTAATGCGGCGTCGCCGGCACTTTCTAGTGTTTTATTGTATTTTGAAAATTCAGTAGATGTATTAGTTAAACCTGTAGCAAAATTCTTAAGTGCTGAGACTGCACTGTCCTGTGCATCCGCAAAATTCCTTGCGGCTGCTCTGGCTTTCTTTTGTGCTTCAGCATAAGCATTAGCTTGTTCAGTACCTGATATTATGCCTTTATCAAAGCTTTTTTGCGAGGTAGCGGCTTTATTGGCAGCGTCACCTAGACCGCTTAATCTTCCACCGGCGGTATTCATAACACTGGTTAAGTTTTCAACAGCTTCGGTTAGTTGTCTTGCAACTTCTGGATCCATAATATTTTAAGCCCCTTTTTATCCACTAAATATGTCATTAGTATTTAGCATTGGGTAAACACCCGTTTTTTATCAAGGATAACAATGACTATTCAAAACAACCCCTTAAAACAATATTTTCGTAGACCTGCAATTTATTTAAAACTTCCTAGTGGTGGTAAACTGTATGCACCTGGTGTAGTAAATATTCCAGAATCCGGCGAACTAGCAGTATATCCTATGACTGCAATCGATGAGATTAGTTCAAAAACACCTGATGCGTTATATAACGGTACTGCTATGGCTGATATCATTAAAAGCTGTATACCAGATATCAAAGACCCTTGGTCAATCAATAGTATGGATTTAGATGCTATACTAATTGCGATTAAATCAGCGGCCGGTGGTGATGATATGTCAATATCGTCTGAATGCCCAAGTTGCAAAGAAGTTGCAGAATATGGCGTTAATTTAATTGGAATACTAAGTCAACTTAAATCTGCTGATTATGAAAAAGAATTAACCATAAACGAGTTGTCTATTAAGTTTAGACCACTGTCTTATAAAGAAATGAATGAAGCTGGTACCAGTCAGATGGAAGCACAACGTATCTTTATGATGTTAGAGAAAGAAGAAAATGAAGCTGTACGTGCGGAAAAAACACAAGAAGCACTTAGATTCATTACTGAAGTTACTATGAGAATACTATCAAATACAGTAACTCACGTAAAAACTCCTAATGTATTTGTTGAGGAAAAAGAATACATTTTAGATTTCTTAAAAAATTGTGACAGAGAAACATACATTGCAATCAGAGATTATAATGCTAGTTTAAAAGCACAAACAGAAATTAAACCATTAAAAATTAAATGTATTCATTGCCAACACGAATATGAACAACAATTTACATTGAACACATCTGATTTTTTCGGATGAGGCTTCTACACCTTGACCACGAAGGTGTAAAGAAGCTGATAGATGATATGGAACAAGAGTGTGCCGCTATTAAGAAAAATGCTCTTAGTATGAGCTGGTACATGAGAGGTGGAGTAACATATGAAGATGTGTTAAATATGTCCACAACAGAAAGAGAAGAAATTAAGAAAATTATTGATAGTAATCTGGAAGTCACTAAGAAATCACAGATGCCATTCTTCTAATCAAACCCGTAACTGTTCATTTATCACATCGGGTCATCTCTTGTAAAGATGAACTTCGTTCATCTAAGAACTCACTTCGTTCGTTCTTATATTTTACGGTTATCTATTCTATTTTACTGTAATCTAATACGGACTATATTGCCGCTTTGAAGCCATGGTAGTGCTATTCAGCACTACCAATGGTAAAGGTTGTTTGCACGCCCGTCATCCGTTGTTATTTCTTCCCCACTTAATTAGCTATTTGATGCTATTAAATGCTACCGGTTGCTCTGTAAAGTTTATGGGACTGTAGTTGAATTTACGCACTTTAGTGTTTCATTCAGCAACGCACATTCTATGACGCAGAAATAAAGTTGTCATAGACTTGTTGAAGGTTCGCTTTGTCGATTGCCTTCTCGGTATTCCGTATATATCGCTATACACGCTTACTCCAGATCCGTCAGCACAGCACAATCTGTACAAACTCAAGGAGGTCCTGCAACCAGGACGACACATTTTTATTTTAATTAAGTTTCTATTGTGAGGATGTTTTTTGTAACAGTTTGATTTGACGTGGTGTCTGTTGAGCCTGAATATGCTTTTAATAATGTACTGTTGTTTAAGAAGAAGCTGTCAAATTCCATAATTATCCAATCCCCTAATTTAGGACTTGTATAATACAAGAAATTGTCAGTAACCCATGTTAGTTTGCTTTGTACAGCAATGTAACGACCTTTACGATTGAACTTCATAAAAAGAATATTACAATCGTCTGGATCAGCTACATCCATGAGTTGTTCTAGCCAACCATCTATTACTTTGCATTCCCCTGAAAGTAATAAATGAAACGGAAAATCAGCATAAAACTTACATTCTACATTCATCTTAGTAAAAGTCTGTCCAGGAACTATGTCCCCTTTAAAACTTCTAATCTGACCTTCGTGTAGTATTTGAGTTCTTGATTGATTCTTTCCACCGATATAAGCACCAGATCCAGGAGCACGAATGAATGATTCACCGTACTTCTCTGATAGATATTTAGCGATTTCTCGCTCAAAACCTGAACCTTTTGCTTTCTGTGGACTTGGCATACTATTACTTATCATAACATTACTGTATAAATTATTTTATCTCTACTTCTCGATACCATTGATTTGTGAAGGTAGTACCTGTGTTATTTTTTAAACACGATTTGGAACATGTCTTGTCAGGATTTGTATTCCAATTTTCTGATAAGTCATAAAACCATTGCACTATATTTGGTTGATAATTACCTTCAACTTGCCAACAACAAGGTAAAACTTTTCCTGAAGCATCTACAAAAATACTGTTTTCTTTCATTGCACTACATTCAATATAACCCTGTGTTATTTTGTTGTCTACAAATTCAGTCGGTTGACTAATTCCATCTACTGGAAAACGATTAAAGCGTCTGCTAACTTTAGCACGAAACCATTTAAAACCCATTTGTTTTGCTACAATATGTGCTTGGTCAACTTGATGTTTGTTATGTTCAAACACCAACATGTCCCAGTGTGCTTTACCACCTGCATTAATAAATGCTTGTGCGTTTTCAATAATTTTAGACCAACGAACATTCCTACGATATAAATGATTTGTATCTTCCAATCCATCGATACTAAACACAACGTAATCTTTTTCACCATTCATTACTTTGGCTAATCTATCCCACCACTCGGGATAACGTATACCACCATTAGTATTCATGCCAATGATAATATTAGGGTTAACAGATTTGAAGTATTCGTACATCTCAATTGTTTGTCTTGCACTTGCAGGATCACCGTAATTACCGCACATGTATATTTTTTCTAATTGCAGTAACACACCTGGATCAAATAATCTTTTAACATCTTCCAGACTTAATTCATTAGGTTCAAATTCAGTCCTTGTACGCAGGCATTGAGGACAAGCCGCATTACAATTAGTAGTCGGCTCTAAATGTACAATCTTTACATTCTGAAAACGAAAAATATCTGGCATTATTCTATATCTACTGCTGTGTTATAACTTGTGAAGCCGTTCTCTTTAACAACCTTTAGAACATTAGGTACTCGTCCGGCTAGTTCTTCTCTGTGTGACACAAGCCAAATACTTTTCTGTCGTCTACGGCTCATGTCTTTGAGAATAGCCAAACTATTCTCAACACCCATTGTGTCAAGACCACTATCAATCAATTCATCAATGAACAATGTGTTGATCGGACTGTACAATGATTCCCATACATCACGGAAAGCAAAGCTCAAGCCAAGAATCAATCTATTGCGTTCACCGCGTGACAGATTATCAAAATCAAGTTCACGACCCAACTCAGTAATTTCAACCTGCAAATCATTCTTAAAGATAACTTGATGTGGCAGACCAATCTTGTCTAAGTAATGTGTCAATCGTGCGTTTAGATAACTCAGGTTTTGGTCAATGATTTTCTTGCGAACAAAACTATCTTTGCTTGTTAATAAATCTAATAAGAATTTTTGATGTTCCATTGTTCTTGTTAAACGATTAATAGCTTCAAAGTCAATTGCTTGTAGTGCTTGTGTTTCCATTTCAGTTACTTGTTCTGCATATGGATCAGTCTCTTGTGACTTGTTATCAATTTGATTAAGAATATTAGCAACTTCACTTGAATGTTTAATTGCTTCTGCTTCTGTATCGTAGTGAGTGACAGGTTGAGGCCCTAAAACTATAATAGTTAACTCATTTAGTTGTTCACTAAATGGATTAGTTTCTTGTTTCTTGTCTTCCCAAACTTTCTTTAAGTTAGCTACATCACCACTGTGACGGATAGCTTCTGCTTCAGTCTTGTATGATGGAGTAGGCTTTGGTCCTAATTCAGTAACTAATGACTGATTGATTGACAATTGACTTTCAAGTTCAACTAATTCAGCACGTGCGTTCTCAAGTACTGTTGTCTTTTCTAAGGTAACTTCTAAATGCTTATCATCGTGGAAGTCTTGACCACAAGCATAACACTTATGATCCTCAAGTTCTTTAACTTCCCGAACCAATTTATCAATTAATTTTTTTTCTTTTGTGATATTTTTGGTTAGGGTATCAATTATTGTTGCTATAGATTTTTGTTCAGCGGAATCGTGTAGCCAATCTTTTAAATCATTCCAAGCTTTAAGTTCAGCTTCAATGTCGTACTCATTTTTAAGTGAGTAGGCTTTATGTGCTACAGAAACGTCACTATTGTGTTTTTGTTGCCAAGCAGTTGAACGTGCAACTAATGCATTATATGCATCTTGTTGTTCTTTCTGTTTAGTCCAAACGTTTAAATCTTTATGTGCTTGTAACTCTACTTCAATGTTAATTTTGCTTAGTTCATCATACTGAAGGGCTAAATTAGTTAAATCATCATCGTGCTTCTTTAACCATAATGTTTGTCTACGTTTCAGTGCATCAATTTGTTCTTTAACACGCTTATTGGCTTCTTCAATAGCTTTAACTCTAAAATCTTCTTGCTGAATATCATCTTTGCTTTTACGAATCATCTCTTTGATGACTTCAGCCTTCTCGGATAACAATGTGATACCCATTAATTGTTCAATGATATCTTTCTGTTCATTGTTTTTCAATGCCAAGAAAGGTTCACTGTAAGTATTCAATACAACAATATGGCGGAACATATCGGCTGACATATTGATAACTTTTTCAATCGCTGCCTGTGTTTCTTTATTTTCACCTTGCTGATCCTCAGTTGTCTTTTCTTGTATTTCGTTTACATAGAACTTAAGAATATTTGGCTTACGACCACGCTCAATCTTATAGTTAGTGCCATTAACATTGAACGTCAATGTAACAAGCATACCCTTACCATTTGTACGATTAACTAAATTATCTTTACGAATATTGTTAATGGGTGTACCAAACAATGCATAGGATAATCCTTGAATCAATGTAGTCTTACCTGTGCCGTTACGAGCACCGTCACCACCTAAGTCTAAGTTTTCACCTAGAATAAGTGTTAAGTCTTTCTTATCAAAGTCTACTGCTTGCGTTACCGCACCAATACTTAAAAAATTGCGTAAAGTTATGTTCTGTAATGTAATCATAGGTTGTTATAAATGTCCAAAAGAATCTTCTTATCAAAATTATTTGATTCGATACTGTTAATTTGGTCAATAATAATTTGGTCAACACTTTCGAACTTTAATCCATCTGCTGTTTGACCATTCTCATTCATATCTGCTTTCATAGGTATCAATGCCATCTCTCTTAGTCTATGTTCTGGTATCCAAGTCTCACGCAAGTAGTTAGCCTCTTCATACGAGATTTCAATATCAAGATGTACTCTAACATGGCTGTCAATCAATAACAAGCCTTCAGGGTTTTCTAAAATGTCACTTAGTTTATGAACACGGAACACAGGCTGTCTTGGCCAAGTATAAAACTCTGGTTCATTATCCCATTCCAATATCATCATACCACGTGCATCATCACCTGCGTCTGCATAGTTATGAGGGAAAGCATTACCGATATACCAGATGTTCTTACGTGCCTGACGTTTATGAAAGTGACCACTGAATACTTTTTCAAAGCCAGTCATATGGTCTTCGTTGATTTCCCCGTGATCGGGCATCTCTACCATAGCATTCATATAGAATCTTGGGAGTTCAAGGTGACCAAACATATATTTGCCGCCCATCTTTTGTAGTTTTTTGTAATCTTCTTGTACAAGCCAAGGTGCAATAACTACATCTCCTTGTTGGAAGAAGTCGTTGATGATTTGTACGTTTGGTAAATGTTTAGCCCACTCAACACTATGAATGTCCCTACGGTCACGATAATAAAGATCGTGATTGCCTGGTATAAAATATACAGTATCAAAGTTAGCACTTAGTTTCTCCAATGCTTGTAATCCAAATTGCAATGTGTGAATATTAATACTTGCACGATGATGATTATAATCGCCCAAGAAAAAACAAGTTTCACAATTTTCTTTTTTTGCTTTGGCTATGAACCAATCTACAAAATCAGAACAGTCTTGGTTGTGTTGTAGGCTGTTACTCTTCAATCCAAAATGAATGTCAGTGAACACAGCGGCTTTTTTAAAAAGGTTACTCATTCGTCTATTATATGATAAAGCCGTCACATTAGCAACGGCTTTGGTTAAATTATTCTTCGTACACAGTGGATACAGTTCCACCCGAACCCTGTCTTGACCAACTTGGGTTCAGTCCATTGATTTCTAAAATATCATCTCTGATATTTTGATTACGCTTTTCTGTATTCAATACCCTACAGAAACTATTAGTGATAGCGGCTGTGTAGTAAGCAAATGGGTTTGCACTTTTAGCTTCATTGAAACGTAGTCCAACATAGGTTAGTTGTAAGATTGCACTATTACGCATCTCGTCATTGTATGTGTACCCACGCCAATTATATTTCATTGCGTATTTTTCACACATCATAATGTACATACGGGCAAGCTTGTTTGTGATTTTGCCGTGGTCTTTATTGAAATTGCCTGTTTCCAAATCACCTTCCCAATGACTTTTACCCACACAATAGAATGTATTATTTTCATCAATTTTGTAATGTTGAAATGGGGGAAAGTTAACTTTAACGTGAACCATATCATCTACTTCTGCTTTGGTTGTAGTATCTTCTAGGTCAGCAAAAATCTCATCTGGATCTGGTTCCTCAAACTCAAAAATATCTTTTGCTGTTTTCTTTTTAACTGTTTTACGGGGTTGTTTTGGTGCGACTGGAACGTGATCCCAATTCATTACACGAAATACTAAATCTGTAACGGGTATAGAATCTGGGCTAACTGCATCTTTACTACCTTGTTCTAAACTTAATCGTAGTGCCCGAGTTTCTTTTGCTTGCTGAATTGTTTCTGGCTTGAAAGCATACTCTAAGCTTTCTGCAATTGGAGCTTGTGGCATATCTACAATAAAATCATAGCGATGATAACTTGGATCTGTAAAGTAACAGTATGCGTTTTTGCTTTCGTGTATCTCTTTTAGAATGTCTTTATTATTTAAATAGTTGACAGGTTTTCTTGATGGTAAGGACATAGTTCTCCGTTATTATGTTGTAGTGATTATAGCATTATTGTTGCTGAAAAGCAACGATTTTGTGAGGGAAAGGGTAAAAACAGCACTTTTATTTAGTGCTAAATATAAGTAAGGATAACAACATATTATGGCATCACAAGCTCAATTAGAAGCCGATATTGCTTTAGCAAGGGCACAAGTCGCATCGTTAGAACTTCAATTAGACGCGGCTTCCGGCTCTCCACAACCTGATCCTGCTGTAATTGCTGATATAGAAAGACAGTTAGCAACAGCAAGAAATACACTAATTCAGCTTCAGAATGAGTTGAACAACCTATTAGTCGCATCAGATCCTAATACAAATATCGGTGAAGAAGCACAAAATCAAGAAATACCTCAAGCCCAACAAACAATAAGTGCTGCCAGCGACCCCAACACAAATATTGGTGAAGAAGGACAAACAGTAACATCACCCAACTCTATAACAGAAAACGTATTTGATCCTAGACAAGAAGTTACTGAAAGTGTATTTGATCCTAGACAAGAGGTTACTGAAAGTGTATTTGACCCCGGAGCCGGTGGCAGTGGACAAGGTATATCAACAGCAGTAAACAATACACGTAGTACAGCCACAAGACAAGATACAGCTAATTTTCAACAGAAACCAGATTGGCGTGCAAGATTAAGTTTAGCACCAAATGCAAATTACTTATATAAAGTTCCAAAAGGACAAGCAGGCATACTAGCACCATTACAATCAACTGATGGTGTTATATTTCCATACACACCGGGAATATCAGTAACATATAGTGCAGGATATGAGCCAAGTGACCTAGTACATAGCAATTATAGAGTTTATCAATATAAAGGAAGTAATGTAGACACAGTTTCAATTACGGCTGATTTTACAGCACAAGACACCAATGAAGCAAACTACTTGTTGGCAGTGATACATTTCTTTCGTAGTGTAACTAAGATGTTCTATGGTCAGGATCAGAACCCCAATAATGGTGTACCTCCACCGTTATGTTACTTGAGTGGATTTGGTGCTTACACGTTTGATGCTCACCCATTAGTTGTAACTAATTTCACATATGCAACACCAACTGAAGTAGATTATATACGTGCAGGTAGTCAAACAAATCAGCCTGGTGTAAATGTAGCACAACAAAATAACATAGTAAATAGCTTTGTACCAAGTGTATTGCGTACTGCAATAAATGGATTGCAACCTAAAGTTCCAAACTTCTCAACACAAAATTCACTAATTAATTCTGACGCAACTTATGTACCCACAAAACTACAATTGCAAATCACTTGCATCCCGATCGTTACTAGAAACGATATTAGTAACAAGTTCAGTCTCAAAGAATATGCTACCGGTGCTTTGTTACGAGGTAGCAGACGTTCAGGTGGAGGTATCTGGTAATGGCTATTAACAATCTATATCCGTCATCAAGTCCATATTATGCTACCGGAGTAGTGAATGGTAGATTTTTAGATACACTAGTTGATAGACCTATACCTAAGTTAGGTAGTGATAGATATTGGGAAATAACGACCACGTATAATCTACGACCTGATATGTTAGCATATGACTTATATGCTAATCCTAAACTATGGTGGGTGTTTGCAAGCAGAAACCCTAACACATTGGCAGATCCATTTTTTGATTTCACTGCTGGGACTAGTATCTATTTGCCAGAAGCCGCAACATTAAAACAAGTATTAGGTATATAAATGGCAATTGTTACAGATGAACTAGGTAATATAATATCTTCTACCCCTGACGACAATGATTTGGGTGGTACTCCGTCTGACGGTGATAATAGTTATGATATTGATTATGCCGCTAGAGTTGCCGCAATGGAAAACAATGCTACTGCAACTGGTAGTAATGAGATGGAAACTCTAAACGAAAGTTTTGCAGGACAAACTCAAGCAGGACAAGCTCAAACACCTGCAGGCAATAATGTAGTTAATAAAAGTGTAGGTACTGGACCAAAGCCAGGAAGTAGATTACAGAACCCGTTAGGTAATTTTAGTAGTTACACATATCAATTAAGTTTGTATATGATAACACCTGATGCATATGACGCTTTTAAATTATCCGGTAGAAAAAATATCAATGCACTAAGTCAAACTGATGCTACTGGTCAATCAACAAACGGTGGTGCATTCTTAATCGCACAATCTGGTGGCATCAATAACAAAACAAGTAAACGAGCACCTGGATTTGATTTAGATTATTATATAGATGATTTAAAAATCAAAACAGCAGTTA